TGTGGACCTGCCGGGCCGCGTGCTCCTGTTTCACCTTTTGGCCCCTGTGGCCCGGTAATGCCTCTTTCACCACGAGCGCCGGTATCCCCTTTCTCTCCTCGTGGTCCCCGGGCAGATGCAGCTCGTTTCCGGGCTTCCTCCGCCTCAGATGCCGCGGACTCTGCTCTGTGCAGTATGGACTGCACCACAGCCTCCAGCTCTGACAACGCCTTCGGATAATAAGGAGCATCTTCCAGCTCCATCAGAAATTTATTCAGTGTTCCCGGTGAAGAATCCTCCCTGACCACGATATCTCCCACATACGAAGGACGGTAACCTTCTGTATTGAGTGTCACCCTGTATATTCCTGGCTCCACATCCATACTGTAACTCCCCGTCTCTTCCGGCATGCCATAAGCCACTGTCGTGGCGATGACTGTCTCGCTGGTTCTCTTCGCTTTCAGCTCAATAATGCATCCCGGTACCGGTTTTCCGGTTCCGTCCCTCAGCACGCCTGAAATTTTTACAGCCGCCATACTCGCTCCATAAAAAATAATCCCGCAAAATTGCGGGCGTCGTCATTCATTTACAATCGGGTGTTTTTATGATTACTTCACGCACGAAACTTTCGTAAACATATCTTCACTCACCCACTGACCATAAAATCTCGGAGCTGATACTTTATACACAGTGCCGCTTTTCGTTTCTATTTTCCCTGTAAGATCTACCGTATAAGCTCGCTGTAAAACCCCGGGACTCAGCACACCGGTGCACCGGACTCTCTCCGTAACGGAACGGTACCCCGCGCAACCTGATACAAGAAACAGCAAAAAAGTGCAGACGATTATTTTCATTACATGCCCTCAACATAACTATCAGTACGCATCATAAATTTCTGCATTTATGTAATAACAGAGGTTATTAACAACACCTGAATTATCATTGGGCGCCGCTACGTTATCTTCAGCAAAAGTTGACTGACGCCATAACTGTGAGTTTCTGGCATTAAAACTGGCGGTATACCAGTAATAACTCTCCCCTTCCTGAACTGTCGTCCACTGGGTACACCCCGGCATTACGGCCACATCATGTCCCACACTGATCGGTACATCCTTTTCCCATATTCGCGTCATTTTTACTTCCAGTGGCAGCATTTCCGTGTTCCAGACCACCCTGCCATGACTGTCGCACAACTGTATTCCCCATTGCGGCCATACATTCACCATGTTGGCAAAAACATAAACAACATATGTGCTGTCCTGTTCCATGCCCGGCTCCTGCCCTGTACCAGCGCTGAAAATGTCATACTGCCAGGTACCGTTAAGCTGAACCATTTCACCATGGAAGGACTGATTACCGCTTATCTGTTTAATAAAAATCACGCAACGATAATTCGTCGGCACCCCAGTGTCGATAAACTGCATCACCGCATCACGCGCACTCAGTGTGAAATGAAAACGGCGCACAAGGTTCAGTGGCGGCGCAACAGGTGATATCCATTCTCTCCCCCGCTCATCAGTTAATTTAAGTGCAAACATCAGATCCCCCTTATCATGACCAGCACGGGTCTTAACCAGCTTGTGTTGGCATAGTGCACTGTCCAGCCGGATACACTGGCACTGGTATGACTTCCCTGACCGTTAATCAGAATGGCCGGTGAACAGACTTCCAGACGCCAGCCCTGCAAAGGAGTATAAGAACGCTGCCCCGTCCCTTCAGTGATCACATCCAGCACCCCTGTTGGGTTTATTTCATGTGTCACAAGGCGCCCTTTGCGCCATACCCGGACTCCGAACATTACAGTCTCCCCAGTCGTACTCTTAACACATTGTTATCGTCATATACGTCGATTCGCTCGCCATTGAAAAACAGGCGGCCTGCGCCGGGCCTTCCTGAGTTAATTTCAAGGCTGCCGTTTCTTGATAAACGCCACCCCGGACTACCGGAATGAAAATTATCTGACCGGATATCTCCCGTCACTCTGGCAAAATCCACGGTCAGTTTTTTCATGAAAACATCATTCATGAACAGCTGATCACCCTGAGCCACAAACAAAGGTGTTGTATTGCCATTTTCCGGGTTAATCATCGCAATACGATCTGCCTGCATCAGGATCTGACTCTGAATTCCGTCAGACGTATTTTCGATTCCGGCACCAATACCTGCAATATAGAGACGTCCATCCCGTGTCTGCTGCAGCTTCACAGCCCACATGCTGTTCAGGTTCCGGCGCGTGTCCTCCTGAACTTTCTGTATCTGCTCAATGCTGGCATTCCAGGATCCCAGTTTTTTATCCGTGCTCTGTGTGATCTGACTTCCCTTATCATCAACATACTGTCTGATCTGCGCTATCTGTCGGCTGTTCTCCTCCGTGCTCCTGCTTACTGTCTGCCGGATTTCGCTGCCCATCCTGTCAACTTTTCTGTCAACTTCCGCAATGGCCATTGACTGTTCACCGCTCTTTTTCGCCACAACAGTACTTATTTGCGCACTTTTATCATCAACATACTGCCTGACCTGCGCTATCTGTCGGCTGTTCTCCTCCGTGCTCCTGCTCACTGTCTGCCGGATTTCACTGCTCACGCTGTCAACTTTCCTGTCGACTTTCGCAATGGCCAGCGACTGTTCACCGCTCTTTTTCGCCACCAGTTCCGTTATGCTGTTTTCAGACGCCGTGATTTTTTTCGTCACCCCGGCGATATCACGCTCCGCACGCTGCCTCACATCTTTCTCCAGCTGCGTCATTTCGCGGTTAATCGCATTCTCCAGTTGCTCAACTTCAGTGCGCCGTGCAGAGGCATCAATGCGTTCATTGATCTCCCGTCCCAGATGCGTTTTATTTATCGCCCCCCTGAAAAAATTAAGGTAACCGGCAGGATCATTACTCGCCCGACCGACTGCCTCCACGAATGCCGATTTACCGACAGTGTTAACACTGCGGATATAAAAGTAATAATCATGGCCAGGTTTAATATTCTGGCCGGAGACAAGCCACTGACTTCCGGTACCAAGATAACGGGCTGTGGTTTCAACCTGCCTGATATCGGTAATCCGCGTTTCCGAGAACCAGAACTCAAACTGTACCGTCGGATCGTAAACCGCAAGATGCGGCGTGGCGGTTATCTGAAAATAGCCCGGCGTCAGCTCAATCCGCGACGGCGCTGCCGGTGCGGCAATCCGGAACGATACCGACGCCGGGTCTCCCTGCTGCCCCCGGGCATTTACTGCCCGGACTGTCAGCCTGTAGTTCCCCGGCGCCAGCTGCCTGAAGCGGTATGTGGTTTCCGTCGTCCGGGCCGTGCTGACCAGCCGCTCACTGCCGTCATCCGCTGCCACGGTCAGGCGAAGCAGGAAGCTCACGCCCTTCACCACCTTCGGCGTGTCCCAGCGCGCCAGCACCTGATATTCCCCGCTGTCTGCGGTGACTTCTGCGGTCAGGTGCTGCACCGCTGGCGGCGTGACACCATTCACCGTGCCGCTCTGGTCGCCGTCAAAGTGCGCCCCGTTATCCACGATGGCCTCTTTTTCCGGTACATGCTGCACGGCAGTGATGGCATACGTGCCGTCGTCGTTCTCACGGATACTCACGCAGCGGAACAGGCGCTGGCGCAGCGTCGGCAGCTTAAGCCCCCACACGCTGTACTCGGCAACGCCGTCAGGAACCCGGCTCACTTTCACCTTCACGCCGTCAGTGACGGACTGGACCTCCACGCTGACCGGATTGCCACTTCCGTCAACCAGACTTATCAGCGTGGTACCGGAGGATGGCAGCGTGATTTCACGGTCGAGCGTCAGCGTCCGGGTCTGGCTGTTCACCGTCAGCACACGACCACCGGTGCTGATACCGGCATAGTCATCATCACAGATTTCAATGACATCGCCCGGTACATGGCGAAGCCCTTCAGCACCCACGCTGAAATCCACGGTCTGCGTCTCCAGCAGTTCTGTTTTAATCAGCCACAGCCCGGCGCGGTGTGCCTGCCCCCGGCTGGTACAGCCAAAGGCATCCATCTTCGTGACGTTACGACCGTAACGGGCAATGGCCTGCGTGTCCTCCACAAGCTCTGTCGCCGTCTCCTGGCCGTTATCCGGGTCACTCCAGTTCACCTCAACGGCATTATGGCGGTCCTTCAGGGCGCTGAAGCTGTAGCGGAACGGCGCGCCATCATCCGGCATCACCACATTACTGCGGTTATAGGTCCACACCTTATCCGACGGTCGGTCCTGCACGAACGTCAGCGTCTGCCCGTTCCATACCGGCATACAGCGCATCGCCGAGCAGAAATCACTGAGCACATCCCACGCCTTACGCTGTGTGGTCAGCCAGGCATTACAGGTGATGCGCGGCTCCGTGCCGCCAAAGCCATCCGGCACCGACTGGTCGCAGTACTGGCCGATGACATACAGCGCCCATTTGTCCACATCCGCTGCGCCAACACGTTTCCCCATGCCGTAGCGCGGGTGGGTCAGCATATCCCACAGACACCAGGCCGGGTTATCGCTGTATGCCGGTTTAAACGTTCCGTCCCAGATACCGCTGTATTGCCGCGTCTGCGGGTTATAGTTCGACGGCACCTGCAGAATGCGCCCGCGAAGATGATAATTACGGCTCACCTGCTGGCTGCCGAACTGCTCCGAATCCACCTGCACACCGACCAGTGCCGTGTTCGGGTAGCACTGTTTCACATCGATGATTTCGGTGTATGACGACCAGAGCGTTTTGTTCTGCAGCTGGTCTGTGGTGCTGTCCGGCGTCATCCTGCGCATCCGGATACTGAACGGGCGCGGCGGCAGGTTACCCACCACCACCGAGGCCAGATACTGCGAGGTGGTTTTGCCCTTAATGGTGATGTCTTTTTCCGTTAACCAGCGACCGTTACGCTGTATCTGAACCAGCAGGCGGACTTCCGACGGATTCCGGTCCCCCTTTGAGGTGGTTTCCACCAGTGCCTGCACACCGAAGGTCAGGCGCAGACGGTCGATGTTTGCCGACGTGATGGTCCGGGTAATCGGCGTGTCGTACTTCACTTCCGTACCCAGCACCGTCTCGGAGCCGGAGGATTCAAATCCCTCCGGCGGCGTCTGCTCCTGCTCACCGGCCCGGAATACCACCGTGACGCCGGATATATTGGTATTCCCCTCACTGTCCAGCACCGGCGTACCGTTCAGCAGCACGCTTTTTAATCCATCCACCGGTCCTTGTATCGGCCCTTCGCTGATGACATCGATCACACTCAGCAACTGCGTGGACTTCAGGTTGTCCTTCGCTTCGCGCGGGGTATGCCCCTTACTGCTGCCTTTACCCATTCGTCATGCTCCATAAACGACAAAACCGCCCGCAGGCGGTTTCACATAAAACATTTTGCATCAGCGACCAATCACCACAACCCGGACGCCATCCCCCTCATCCGCTGTGCTGATCTCCTGCGAAATTACCCGTGACCCCACGCGCATTTCACCGTACAGAACGGGCAGAGCATTCCCCTGGGCAACCATGTTATCCAGTGAGGAGAAATAGGTGTTTTGTTTGCCGTTATCCGTTGTCTGTGTACGGGGAGTTCTGGCTTTCGGTGCCAGTATCTGCGCCACACCACCGAGCACCATACTGGCACCGAGAGAAAACAGGATGCCGGTCATACCACCGGCCCCAATGGCTGCCCCCCATGCTGCAAGGGTGGCTCCGGCGGTAAAGAATGATCCGGCAATGGCGGCAGCTCCCAGGACAATCTGGAATACGCCCCCTGACTTGGCTCCGGCGACTCTGGGAACAATATGAATCACAGCGCCGTCAGGCAGAGTCTCATGTAACTGCGCCGTTAACCCGGACGTGCTGACGTCCCGCCCGGCAATCCGTACCTGATACCAGCCGTCGCTCAGTTTCTGACGAAACGCCGGGAGCTGTGTGGCCAGCGCCCGGATGGCTTCAGCCCCCGTTTTCACACGAAGGTCGATGCGGCGGCCAAATCGTTGCAAATCCCCGTAAAGGCAGATGCGTGCCATGCCCGGTGACGCCAGAGGGAGTGTGTGCGTCGCTGCCATTTGTCGGTGTACCTCTCTCGTTTGCTCAGTTGTTCAGGAATATGGTGCAGCAGCTCGCCGTCGCCGCAGTAAATGGCGGCATGATTCGGCACCGATGAACCAAAACAGCACAGCAGCACGTCGCCGGGCTGCGCCGCTGACAACGGCACCTGATACAGCCCCGTCGCCTCCAGATTATCCAGATAGAGATTCTGGCCGTTACGCCACCAGTCATCCCCGCGATGAAAATCCGGCATCTCAATTCCCGCCAGATGATAAGAATCCCGGAACAGCGTGTAACAGTCCGTCACCCCGTGCTCAAAACGCCGCCCGGTGAGATGCGGCACACAGCGGAACTTATGAATCGTCCCCCGGCAAACCAGCCACCACGGCAAATCACTCTGCACCTGCAGCCGCCGGTCGGCCTCACTCAGCCAGGGCAGACCACCGGGGTGGCTGTGGACCAGCGCCACAATCTCACCCTGCATTTCTGCCCGCAGCCAGTCCTCCGGAGCCATCCGGAAATAATCCTCCGGCTCACCGGAGATATTCACGCAGGGAAAATATCTTTCCCCCTCCGGCGTTCTCACCACGAAGCCGCACGACTCCGCTGGCGCACATCGCCGGGCGTGCGCCAGAATCGCTGATTCTGTCTCTGTCATGGAATTACTGCGAAAGTTTGTGAATGGAAAGGAAGCCGCCAAAGTTGCCGACGTTATTGCGGAACTTACAGCCGCTCAGGCATTTGCTGCATTTATCCTTCGTGATATCGGACGTCGGCTGATCATATTCATCCGCGACCGCCGGACCGCTATAACCGCACTCATCGCCGCGATAGGTCCAGGTGCAGGTGTTGGCCAGCATGATACGTCCCGGAAAAACAGCGCCGTCCGTTTCCGTCGGCGTGGCCAGTACAAAGGTCGCGCTGACCGCTGTCAAATCACTGCACTGCTCGATGCGCCAGCGGCTGATAACCTCCTGCTCCGGATCGGCGTCACTGTTTCCGTTGACGAAGTTCACCGCATCCAGAAAACGGGCATAAACTTTACGCCGGACCACCGTTCCGCCGACCAGACTCTGCATATCTTCCACCATACCGGTGACCATACCGTACAGGTTAGAAACCGTCAGCGTGGGGCGCGTACTGGTGCCTTTGCCATTCAGTTCAAAACCACTCCCCTGAATGGGATACGGCTGATACTGCCGCTCCTGCCAGGTGACCGGCTCACCTTTTTCGTTCTGCTCATTACAGAAAAAATAACGTTCGCCACCGACCTCTGTCAGATCGATTTCCCAGAGCACCACGCTGGCCGACTGCTCCGCACGGGTGCATTCATTCAGTGTTTCCTGCCGGATATCCTGCATCAGTTCACCACCTGTTCAAACTCTGCGCTGAACTCAACACGCAGCATACTGACCCGCGACGACCATTTTGCGCAGGTCACCTTTATCTGCCGCCACTCATAAGGCGGCGTCCACAGAAAGGCCTTCCAGCCCCCGTGCTCAGCCAGAAACGACTCCAGCGCCGTGGCCTCCCAACGGGGAACAGAAAGCGTCACGCTGTACGTTTTCAGGTTGGCATTCAGCCCGGCAGGCGCTCGCTGGGAATAGCCATCACCAAAGCGCACCTTTCTTACAGAAGGGGCCGAAGCCACATCCATACCGGGTTTCACTTTCCAGCGGAAGGTTTTCATCGTCCACCTCCGGAGAACAGACCACCATCACGCATCTGTGCCTGAATTTCATCACGGGCACCCTTGCGGGCCATGTCATACACTGCCTTCATCATCTGTGGACCTGGCAGACCATTCGTACCGTCGTTCTGAATCACCACGTGATTGTTCTGATTAAAATTAATGCCTTCAGCCCGCCGCATCTGCGCCGGACTTCCGGCACCGCCCACATAACCACCTTCCGCATAGCCCCGCATCAGCCGGTAGAGATTCCCCACGCCAATCCGGCTGGTTGCCTCCTTCGTGAAGACAAACTCACCACGGTGAACAATCCCCGCTGGCTCATATTTGCCGCCGGTTCCCGTAAATCCCCCGGTCGCAAAATGGAATTTTGCCGCAGCGGCCTGAATGGCTGTACCGCCTGACACTGATGCGCCACCACCGGCAGCCCCGCCAATGGCGCTGCCGATACTCCCGACAATCCCCACCATTGCCTGCTTAAGCAGAATTTCTGTCATCATGGACAGCACGGAACGGGTGAAGCTGCGCCAGTTCTGCTCACTGCCGGTCAGCATCGCCGCCATATTCTGCGCAATACCATCAAAGGTCTGCGTGGCAGCACTTTTAACCTGCGACATACTGTCCGTGGCGCTCTCTTCCCACTCACTCCAGCCGGACTTCAGGCCTGCCATCCAGTTCCCGCGAAGCTGGTCTTCAGCCGCCCAGGTCTTTTTCTGCTCTGACATGACGTTATTCAGCGCCAGCGGATTATCGCCATACTGTTCCTTCAGGCGCTGTTCCGTGGCTTCCCGTTCTGCCTGCCGGTCAGTCAGCCCCCGGCTTTTCGCATCAATGGCGGCCCGTTTTGCCCGTTGCTGCTGTGCGAATTTATCCGCCTGCTGCGCCAGCGCGTTCAGGCGCTCCTGATACGTAACCTTGTCGCCAAGTGCAGCCAGCTGGCGTTTGTACTCCAGCGTCTCATCTTTATGCGCCAGCAGGGATTTCTCCTGTGCAGACAGCTGGCGACGTTGCGCCGCCTCCTCCAGTACCGCGAACTGACTTTCTGCCTTCCACAAATCCCGGCGCTGCTGGCTGATTTTCTCATTCGCTCCGGCATGCTTCTCCAGCGTCCGGAGTTCAGCCTGAAGCGTCAGCAGGGCAGCATGAGCACTGTCTTCCTGACGATCGCCCGCAGACACCTTCACGCCGGACTGTTTCGGCTTTTTCAGCGTCGCTTCATAATCCTTTTTCGCCGCCGCCATCAGCGTGTTGTAATCTGCCTGCAGGATTTTCCCGTCTTTCAGTGCCTTGTTCAGTTCTTCCTGACGGGCGGTATATTTCTCCAGCGGTGTCTGCAGCCGTTCGTAAGCCTTCTGCGCCTCTTCGGTATATTTCAGCCGTGACGCTTCGGTATCGCTCTGCTGCTGCGCATTTTTGTCCTGTTGAGTCTGCTGCTCAGCCTTCTTTCTCGCTGCTTCAAGCGCAAGACGGGCCTTTTCACGATCATCCCAGTAACGCGCCCGCGCTTCATCGTTAACAAAATAATCATCCTTGCGCAGATTCCAGATGTCGTCTGCTTTCTTAAACGCAGCCTCTGCCTTAATCAGCATCTCCTGCGCGGTATCAGGACGACCAGTATCCAGCACCGCATCCCACATGGATTTGAATGCCCGCGCTGTCCTGTCTGCCCAGGTCTCCAGCGTGCCCATGTTCTCTTTCAGGCGGCGGGTCTGGTCATCAAACCCTTTCGTTGCGGCCTCGTTCGCCGCCTGCAATGCCCCGGCCTCATCGCCGGAACGCTGCAACTGAGCAACATACGCAATCTGCTCCGCCGTCACGTTATGGAACTGACGCGCCATCGCTGTCAGCCCTGACGTCGGGTCTGTGGTCAGCTTCCCGAAGGCTTCAGCGACCTTGTCCACCTCCACGCCGGATGCAGAGGAGAAACGCGCCACACTCTGGCTGATGGATGCAATCTGAGCCTCACCGCTTACTCCCGCCTTAACCAGTGCGCTGAGTGACTCGCTGGTCTGGTTAAACGTCAGCCCTGCCGCCTGCCCGGCTCTGGACAGGACCAGCATACGATCTGCCGTCAGACCCGACTGATTGCCGGAAAGGACCAGCGTTTTGTTGAAATCGGACAGGGTTGAGTTGCCCTGATACCAGGCATACGCCAGCGCACCGGTCGCCACCGCCAGCGAGGTGGCCCCGACCATCGGCAGGGTGATCGCACCGGCAAGCCCCCTGAACATGGGGATCATCCCGCCGAAGGAGTCCTTCACCTGACCACCCTGTTGCAGCAGGATCAGCCACGGACTTTGCCCGCCTGCAAGCTGCGTGGCCACGTCGGTGAACTGCGCAGGCAGCATACGCATGGCAGCTTTATACTGCCCGACGGAAATCCCCGCTTTCTGTGCAGCCAGCGCCTGTCGGCTCAGCGACTGTTCAACGACTGCCGCTGTTTTTTTCGCATCACTTTCCGTACCGGAAAAATGACGCCTGACTCTGGCCATCTGCTCGTCAAATCTGGCCGCATCCAGACTTAAATCAACGACCAGATCGCCTACCGGTTCAGCCATACCGGACTCCTCCTGCGATCCCTTCTGATACTGTCATCAGCATTACGTCATCCTCCGTCATGTCCGCCACATCCGGGGATGCAGGGATAACTTCATTCCCGTCCGGGCCAAAGCGGACGCCTCCGGCAAGCCCTGCCGCTTTCTGCATCAGCACATCATCTTCAGGCTCTTCGTCAGCCTCACGCCGGTTCAGCAGACTGAAATCCAGCGGATGCATATCCGGATCGCTGAAAAACAGGCTGAGCACGGTGTACGTCAGCCCGGAAAAGTGCATATCCAGCAGAACATCATGAAAATAATGGGTACTGTAAAAGCGGTGCCAGTCGGCATACTCCGTGGATGACATCCCGGCAAGCATGGCGCGCCAGTCGGGTCTCCCCATCTCACGCGCCAGTCTGAGGGCAAAGTTCAGCTCGCCGTCGAAGACTTTCCCGCAGAAAAATCATCATCAGTCAGCGTGTTATTTTTCGCCACTTCAGTAATATCAGTATCCGGACGAACAGCTTCGATCATCCCGGACAGGCACAACACCACGTCTTCCGCCCGGGCAATGGCATCGGCAGGCCAGGTGGTGAGCACTTCCTGCTCTATCTTCATCACGGCCTCATTCATTGACGGTGACTGCGTTTTCTGTGGATGGTTATGCCACAGGGACATCGCCACCAGAAACGCGCCGGTTCTGACGAGATCTTCCACGCTTACCTGCAGGTTGCCGCTGGATTCTGCCTGTTCTGCACGCCGTTTCAGGAGGGCAAGATGCTCGATACGCTGCAGCGCAGACAATTCGGAAAGCGTGACAGACACACCGTTATATTCAAATTGTTCTGTTTTCAGAAACATGTATTACCTCCGTTTACCCTGCAGCGCCCGCTTCAGTAACGGTGACTTCAGCCACTGCGGCGAACTGACCATTTCCGCTCACCACAGGGATCTGCACCTTACCTGTCGCCACGCCGTTTACCGTAATTGTCATATCTTTCACACTAATGGTGGCTTTCGACGGATCGGCGGAAACCGCTCTGAACGTCTTGTCGGTTGCACTTTCCGGCTCAAAAGAAACCGTCAGGGTGGTTGTTTTCCCTTTTGCCACCGTACCGGATGTCGGCGTCACCTTAATCGCACTGACCGGCGTAATTTTGCTGCGATCTTCTGCCATCGACGGACGTCCCACATTGGTGACTTTCACCGTGCGGGTGATCACTTCTTTCGCCGTCACCGCCTTACCGATGCTGCTGACCCAGCCGCGGAACACATCGACCGTGCCGTTCGGGAAGCGGATTTTATAGGCACGGGTATCACCTTCATTAAACCACGCCAGCAGCGCCTGCTGCCCCTGCTCTCCGGGCATCCACGCCAGCGTGAAGCTGGTATCTCCGGCGGATTTCTGCCCCTGTCCGGTCGCGGCCCAGTCCGCATCTTCATCATCGAGATAACTGTCGTCATAGAAATCTGCGGTCAGTTCGCCGGGCGTCAGGTCTTTAACTTTAGCCAGACGCGACCAGTCAACGTCTGAAAGCGGATTCGCATAAGGGTCACCGTTCCCCTTATAAACCCACAGTGTGGTCCCGGCCCCTTTCACCGGTGCCAGAGGATTTGGTGTTGGCATATCGTCCTCACATTTCATAGGTAATGACATAAGTCAGATCGGCTGAACTCCACAGGCCCGCATCATCGTCGCGCCGGTAGTCATAGCCACTGGCCACCATACTGGTGATCAAATCTGACAGTGCCGGGATATCGCTCATCACCGGATAAATCCGGGACTCCATCCACGAATCCAGCTCTGAATCCGGCACCTGAGCAGGCAGGAAAACTTCAATATGCAGCTCCGCCTGCCAGGTATCGCTGTCCAGCTCTTCGCCCGTGTATTCAGCGCCGGTGAGATAAACGGCAACTGCCGGAAAATCCGCCTCATCAAAAACAGCGGGGCGACCATCAAAAAGCGTCGCCCCGGTGTCATGCTTCTCCAGTGCATCCAGTACGGCTGTACGGATATCAGTATTTTTCATCGCTTTATCACAATCCTCAGTTGTTGTTTCAGCGCATAGCTCAGTTCTTTTGGCAGACGTTCGCGTCGGATACGGTTAACGTTCTCATCAAAAGCCTGTTTCAGTGGGGCCGACATCGGAATTTTCACCACCTGAATGGGAAGACGATTACGCTTTTTCCTTCCCTTATCGTCATTGCCCTTCGCATACCTGGCTTCTGGCAGACGTTGCATAACATGCCAGCGCCCATTATTCAGTCGCTGGATGAATGCCCGCTGATAACGATGCTGACCGGCTTTGAGTATGCTGTTCGGGCGACGTCCCAGCATCCTGATCCCCAGCTTAATCACAGGAAGATCGCCGCGGTTAACGATAATTTTTGCGTTCGGATTTCTGACCGTAGCCCGTTTCAGTCTGGATCGCTCTTTAACAAGTTTTCTCGGCACCCGGGTTTCACGGGCGACCTGAGACGAAGACTGATTAATCGCCGTTGTGGCCACGCGGTTAATGGCCATTGCTGACGCACCGGGCACCGCCGTTCTGCTGATACGGCTGAGGTTTTCAACGGCCTGCTCAAGACCCTGTATGGCCATACATCCCCCTTTCAGCGGCGACGATTAACGGCAGGCGGTACGCCCCGCCCAAGCCAGAGATGACAGCTTCCGCCATCATCCGGCGAAACCCGGTCTATCCAGAAGTTTTCCTCACCGATGGTCAGCGTGTCTCCACGCCGCAGTTGCCGCACATCATCAGTCCGGACAAACAGGGACGGGCTGGAGCCTTCAACGCGCACGCCCTGTCCGGCATAGCTGATATTTTCAGGGTCATCAAAAACACCACGTATTACTGCGCCGGACTGCTCACCGGATGTAATGGTGGCTGACGTTCCCATATGCCCGCGTATCGTTTCATCAGCCCGGGCAATGGCTGTATCAAAACCGTTATCCCTGATATTAATAACTTTCATCTGTAACAAGCCCCTCCAGGACAAGTTCCGCAACATTCACTGGATCAACTCTGACAGTCATACCTGTAACAACAATCTCCATATCACTGTCATCATGCGGATGTTTTCCCGCCACATGCAGGGTTTTGAGTACACGAACAGTGCTCATTTCATCCCCGCCAGTGGAGTAGCTATACGTCATCAAATGCCTTTCGTTCTCATCACTCGCCTGGTTTTTGTCCTCTGCTTCCTCTTCCCATTCCGCCACCCGCTGCGCTATCTCTGCGGCACTCCCGGATATATCCGGCTCACGCCCCAGAATCCGGGCCAGTTCATCAAGCCGTTTCAGATTTTGCTCTTTCGTTGCCATATCAGGCCTCTTTGAAAAAAGACACGGGGGCATTTCGCCCCCGCTCACGGATTATTTCACCTGTACCACCACAAACTCATCCGGGTCCGGCAACACCATCAGCGGCGCGGACTGCGTCATGGTAAATTCACGGGCGGGATCCCCCACCGTCAGCCAGTGTTTCGGATAACGGGAAGAGGCCACCACTCCTTCAGACAACGCCTGTGCATCCTGAATGGCACCGTAACAACGGATCCCATCTGCAGCAGTATTCCCCAGGACCAGCGTGCCGTCTGGCAGATAACGTTTTTCGGTACCGTCCTCTGCCACATAAGACGTTTTCGCCACCACAATGGCCAGATCACCGTAATACCCTTTGAAAGACACCACCGCCCCCAGGTCTTTCACTGCCGTTTCGAGTTGCGAATTTGAACCGCGACGGGTATCCAGTTTTTCGCGGAACAGCTTAAAACCATTCAGCAGACGCCAGACGGTACCGTCCATAATGGCAATATTCACAAGGCCGCTGGCCTGGTCGCAGTAGAGGTCAATATCATGCGCAGGATCGAACGTGTCACGATCGTGCTCAGACCATTTTTTACCACTGGCCTGCGTAATGTTATTCTTCGTCGACCTGCCAAAATCGACCTCAATTTTCTCGAACTGGTCTCCTTCCATGGTGTATTTGCCATACAGCACGGCATTTACCGCCTGCATTTCTTCCACCTGGACAATCGCGTGCTCTTCCTGTTTGAGGTTATCGGTAATGATACGCAGACGGCGGTAAGCCGGATCATTCAGTTGAGCCGGATCTTCACCAGGAAGGCGCTCAACCGCCTGCCGGGAATTAAATTCGTGTTTCGGCTTGACGTAGCCCGGACGCAAGACGCGGGTTTCACCACCACGATGACGCAGCACTTTTCCTTCAACAACCGGGGAGACATAGGCCGCCACCGGCGTTTTTCCGGTAATTTTGTCCAGCATCACCTCTTCGGTATGGAAATTCACCGTACGACGGAAAAACAGCTCCAGAAACAGCGCACGAAATTTCACTTTTTGTTCGGTATAACCGAGTAACTGGCGGGTCGTAAACAATCCCATAAATCAGTTCCTTTCATTCAGAAATCAGTCAGGCCACCGCGGTGGCCTGATAACGTGTTACGGCAGCGCCGCGTGACTCAGGACACTGCCTGCAAAGGCGTTGGCCTTTTTGTGTTCATCCACACTGTCAGGCCAGCGGATTGCCTCCGTCGCAAAAGTCCCCGACTTGTAATACGTCAGCACCGTCTCTGTGCCTTCAAGCGGCAGTACCAGTATGCCAACCGCACCTCCGGCTTTCTGTCCGTCCCAGACCACCAGTTTCCCGGTGGCTTCATCCAGCATCAGGGGCGTCAGTGCCGGTGTTGCCGAGGAAATCCCGCTGCTGCCTGTGGCGGTGTGAGCCGGATCATTACCGGCAAAAATACGTACTTCCGCACGCTGTTCAGTGATGGTTTTCGTTACCATATTGTCAAAACCTCATATTGATGGTCAGCACTGACTTCATGGCATGGCCATGAGCATTTTCACGTCCGCATCACCGTCTGCTGACGTCTGTGGCACGCCACCCTGTACCGCTGCCGGTGAATGGTTCGCCATGAAATGTTCAAACATGGCGGTTGTGGATGCAGAGACCGGTTCTGCCTTACCTGATCCCGCAGCCAGCACAGCCCGGGCGTTCTCCACGGTCATTCCCGGGCAGGCAGCCAGCTGTTCAGCCTGCGCCTCAGCCCCTTTTGCCTCATCCAGGGCCATGATCTGATCACGGAGTGATGGTCCGGCATCCGCCTGCGGTGAAGCTGCCAGGATCGGGCGGGCTTTTTCCACCGTCATCTCCGGCATCGCCGCCAGCGTTGCCGCCAGTTGTTCACGACCTTTCGCCTCTTCACACGCCATAATGCGATCGGCTTCACTCTGCGCGGATGCCACCGGCTGCTGTGGTGCCGCCGCGGCCAGGATCTCCCGGGCCTGTTCAACGCTCATGCCCTGTTGTCCCGCCAGCATCGTGGCAAGCTGTTCACGTCCTTTCGCTTCCTTACTCGTCAGGATCCCCATCACTCGCTGGTTCTCCTGCGCGGCGGCTTCCGTTGCAGTTAATTGCGGCATAGTGCCTCCTGTATCATGTGTGTACAGCGCCGTGGTCATCACACTGATGGCATCCGACGCATTGACTAATTCATCCGCCAGCCCGGCCTCAATGCCGGACTGACCTTCAAAAACGGCGGCCTCTGTTCCCGTGACCACATCCACAGACAGCCCGGTATACATCGCCACTTTTTCGGCAAACATCCGGTGTGCCGCATCAATGCGCTGCTGCATGTCCTGACGCACCTCTTCCGGTAAGGCTTCAAACTGATTGCCATCCACCTTGTGCGCCCCGGCATAAATCAGCGTGATATCCACACCGGCCTGCGCCAGATGACCGGCATAGCTGAGATGGCTCATCATCACGCCAATGGAGCCGATACGGGATGTCTGGGTAACCAGCCGTCGGGAGCAGGCCGACGCCAGCAGCATGGCTGCAGAACAGGCCGTGTCATTGCACAGTGCCCAGACCGGCTTCTGCTGACGGAGGCGGTAAATCATGTCAGCGCAGTCAAACGCGCCTGCGGCCTGCCCGCCCGGACTGTCAATGTCCAGCAGTACGCCCCGGACAGCGGTGTCCGCCATTGCCTGCTGAAGACAGGCGACAATGCCGTCATAGCCTGTCATTCCGGAAAATGGCCGCATACCACCCAGCCGGTGCACCAGCATGCCGGTCACCGGCAGTACAGCAATACCGTTCACCACCCGGTAAACACGGGCCGGTCGTTTACCTCCGGCCATGTACTCGTCCGTTTCAGCCAGCATTCCGGGAGCATCAAGCTGTACCTGCTGTTGTGGTACCGAAAGACTTGCTGCCCCCATCTCGCGCCCGAGCGCGCAAAAGAAAACCCGCGCATAGGCGGGCTCCAGAAGCAGCGGTTCATTGAATGCTGCGGCAATAATGTGTGAAAGATTACGTCTCACGTGGTGTTGTCTCCTCTTCCGGCCTGCGACTCGCCGCTATCTGCTGCTGATACGCCTGCGCTATCCACACCGGACGTGAGAGTCCGGCTTTTTCCCGCTCTGCAGATTCCCTGACCTGCTGGCGGAAAATGTCCTGATAATCCTCACCCATCAGCGCCAGCTCTTTCTCATACGTGCTCAGTCCGGCCTCAATGCGCATCACCGATTCCTGGACCTCCTTGAGCCCGTCAATGGCCATTCTTCCGGCTCCAATCCACTCTGCCCGTGACCAGGATGAACGCGCCTGATAAAAATCAAAACGCGCCCGTGGCGGACGAATAATCCCCCGCAGAAGAGCCTCTTCCAGCCAGCAGGAAAACATCTGCGTGGCCAGCCGGGCCGCAATAAATTTTCGCCGCCCCATAAAATAGCGCCACGACTCATTGGCGGAGGCGCGGGCACTTGAATAACTGACCTTCGAGTAATCACGGGACAACTGTTCGTAGGAAACGCCAAGACCGGCGGCGATATACCGCAGCAGCGCCTGTTCAAGCGCAGAAAATCCATTGTCTGAATCCTGCGCAGTCTGTAGTTTCAGATCATCACCGGGGAAAAGGTGCGGAATTTTGACACCGCCCAGTGTGACGTTATTCGTGTCATACCAGCTGGAGAACTTCTCCAGAATATTAATAAGCGGATTATCCTTCTGCCCCTGCGGCGCACCGGCGATATATTCAAAGGCCTTTTCGGTATCAAGTTCACTTTCAATCGTCGCTGCATACATCGCCCTCACTATGGCCGACTGAAGCTGTGTTGCCTGCAGGGAATCGAGCATTTTCAGCCGTTCCATGACGCTGTAAAACTGATTAGCCCCACGGGTCTGCCCGTCCTCCACCGGCTCGAAAATATGCAGCATGGCCGGACGCCCGGTGGGAAGTTCACGCGGGATCCGTTCCCATCGTCCACTACCAGAGAGCGGAAAATCATCCTCACAGATATGGTACGCAACGGCCCGTCCATGCCGATCGACCTCCACCCCGGCCCGCAGAAAGCGGTTCCCCATACCGTGTCCAGGCGTGTCCACCCGTTTCGGACTCACGGCTTTAAAACGCGTACGGAATAACTGCGTGGTTTCCGTATCCCAGACCGGCTGCACAAAGATTTCGCCGTTAAACGCATGAACGCCCACACCTTCACGGATAAATTCCGTGAACGTGCGTTTTCCTTCCACATCGATCTCGCCAGACATCCCTTCGGCGTATTCCGACCAGGCCGCCTCCACCTCATCGACAAAGCTTTTTGCTGCGGTCTCCCGCATCCCCAGCCAGCGCCAGTTCGGACGGTAGCTGATCAGAAACATATGCCCGACAATGTGATCCTTATGCAGAGCCACCGCATTAGCCGCTATTCCGTTATTGCGCACCAGATCATCTGCCCGGGCATTCCCCAGACGCAACGCGGGCAGCAGGGCCGCATCGACACTCTGCGCCGGTGGCAACCACTCCTCCATTTGCCCGCCAAATCCTGCGCCGCCCCCGTTGTAGCTGAGACTCTCACGAAGCGGAACGCCGTTCACATCAATCAGGACAGGCGTTCTTTTCATAACCTCACTCCCAGCGGACGACGGCGACGTCGGGTTGTCCCCAGTACCGACTCCGCATCATTGATCGCCCGGTTAAGCTCATCCAGAGAAGCGGCCGTATATTCAATTCTGCGACCATCTTTCTGGACAGACACCACCCGTTTACCGGTTAATAAATCAAGGCGCGCCTGACGCAGCGCCTGCAGTTCAGCGACTGTAACCATTCACTCCTCCGGACAGCTTCGCTGCCAGTTCTTTAAGGGTTGGCCGGGTCGTCTCTTCTTCCCGGGATTTTGCCAGTACAGCCAGATCAAGCTGCCAGCGTTGCACGGACACACGTAATGCCGCGTAGGCATACACCAGGCAGTCCAGCGCTTCGTTACGCCGCTTTTTGTTATCCCACAGCAGACGCATCTTTCCTTTTCCCCACTTCTCCACAAGCTCTTCCGCGGCCAGTTGCTGCGCCTCTGTCTGCGAAAAAATCTCCGGATCATCAGGAAAACGGATGGCATACGACGTGGCTTCATCCGCAGGCGTGGGATCGGCTTTCATACGGGCATAGAGAATTTCTTTTGCGGTGTCCGTCCCCACTTCACACAGATACACGCCCCGCTGATTGCGGGTTTTTGGCATAGTGATCACCGGCTTGCCATAGACAGATGCGCCTTTTACCGGCAGCACCCGGAAAACACCGTGTTTTTTTGACCTCTGATAAACGATTTCTCCATCGATCCCCCCGATGTCCCAGCAGACACGGGAAATGGTCATTTCTGTTCCGTCTGCATGGCAGTATTTTTTGTTGATCGCTGCATCCACACGTAACAGCGTCTCTTCCTCATCGGGACGCCCCATAATAATGATTTTATCCACCAGAAAGGCTTCCTCTCCCGGAGCCCATCCCCAGACATACATCTCAAAACGGTTTCGCTGCGAGTCAATGCCCGCCGTCAGATAAACCACCCGGGCAGGCACCGCCGCCGTGTAACGCACAACCTTATCCATCAGTACCTGGTGATCGAGTTTTTCGCCCACGGCCTCTTCCCAGGTCTCGCCCAGCGTGGTGTTCACAAAGGTTTTCAGGCCGTTGGGATCTTTCAGTGCATCCAGCCAGTCATAGACTATCTGTACCCAGGTGGTGAACGGACTGTACGCCGTCCAGATATGGAAAGTGATGGAGCGCGGCGGCGGAATTTCATCACCCCGGGCGCTGAAAAACGTCAGACCGTCACGGGTCCACATCCCCGTGTTTTCACAGATCCACCGCCCGTTACTCTGGTCAAGCTCAGACTGATGGATCACACAGCCATGATGCTCACAAAGGTAGAAAACACTTTCTGGCTTATTCTTCTCCCACTTAAGACCGAAAGGCGAGGCATCATCACCAAATTTCAGATACTGCTCCTCCCCACAGTGCGGACAGGGCACATAAAAACGCATGAAATGTGCCGACTCGTTAGCGGCTTTTTCGATCTGGCAGGAGCCTTTGATTTTAGGCGTCGAGCCGCGAATGGATTTTGGCCATACAGAGCCCTCAATACGCTTATCCCCCAGCAGGGTTGGCGAGCCCTCTTTTTCAACATCAGGTTCAAACGATGAGAGTTCGTCATAGCAGACCACGTCCACGGATTTTTCACGGTAGTTTTTGGCGGCAGCGCCGCCCAGGCACCAGAAACCGACGCCCGATGAAAAGCGTTTCAGCGTGAGGGTATTATCACGATGTTTACGACCCAGCCATGGGGAAAGGTCTTTCAGGCATGGCACGTCCCTAATCGTCGTCTCCACGTGAGACTTCATAAAATCTTCAGCGGCAGAATCCGTGGGCTGAAAAAGCAGACTGTTTCGGGATTTATGCTCAATAAAATACCCGACCACCCCCAGCAACATCTTTGTATAACCAACACGGGCAGATTTAATCAGGTTAACAGTGCGAATCAGATCGTTGCCCATACAGTTCATGATGGCGATCTGGAACGGCAGCGTTTTCCATTCTCCCTCACCATATGAAGATTCTTTAGGCAGATAATAATTTTGATCAGCCCATTCAACTGGCGTCACCGGCAATGCCCTTATCAGGGGCTGTAATGCTGTTGTGACAGCACTCATCATATTATTCAGTTGTTGCTCTGATATATTCATCGAGTAAATCCGGTAATTTATCCCCTGCCCGCGCACACTGATTTGCCCCCTTCGCAATAAGGGTTTTCAGATGGTCAAGATGGCGCGGTGTTAAATCAGGAAACTGTCGTTGCATGGATAAAGGGATGGAATCAAGCGTACTGGATAACGCCATTGCCAGCTTGCTGAGGGCAAAAATACAGAACCCGGTGTCAATAAGTTTTCCTTTTGACACCTCATTTTTTAACTGCTGTGTAACAGCCTGTTCTGCTGTCAGTTCCCATCTGGCAATAAGCAATTTCTCCTCATAGTCGTCTTCGCTATCGCCATCAGGCACATCGTTTTTACTTCTTCTCAGATACGATATGTAAAAATCACGCCAGGCATCCAGATCCAGTTGCCCTCGCTTATTCGATATCGGGGCACCCGGCAATTTCTGCAGTCTGCGAAGCTGGCGATCGGTCAGACTCAAATGCCTGGCAACTTCAGTCTGCGTAGCCACTGTTCACCTCGCAAAAAATCTCCCCTCATGCGTTTTAAACATGCATCTTGCGAGCAACTTTATGCAAACGCACGCATATGTCCGGTTTGTTTGTACATTTTTTGCACATGTCCGGTTCGCAGAAAGCATGTTTTTATATTTTTCATATAGTTAACTTGCAGAGAAACCGGACATGGATCCCGGAAAATTTTCATAAATAGCGAAAACGCGCGAGGTCGACGCCCCGTAACCTGTTGGATCGCCGGAAAGGACCCGAAAAAAACGAGAATAATTATCACTTACAGCAAGAATCGAATCTGATCTATTCTGATGCTTGCTATTATGTGCCGGCACAAGTGCGTCGTTTACCGTCATTTCACACAGAGGCATCATCAAATGAAAATCAGAAATATTCTCGCTATCTCCCTTGCAACATCATCCTTCAGTTGCCTGGCATTTAAACCCTCGCCCAATGTGCTACCAGGACCAACGAATCAACTAACTGCGGTAGAAAGTAAAATTATCGGACATTTTTATGCCCCACACAGTGCATTACCCGGAACAACCATCACAGGGACATGTGACGCCTCCCCCATTCCGGGATGCACCTGTCCGTTTTGTACTATGCTGCGTAGCCAAAACCGATAACATCCGCATTTACCTGGTATTCCATGATGAGTTCACGCAGCGACTGATAGAGTAAGGAAAGATGGTTAGCAAAAGCAAAGGCGCATTGCCGCCGCATGCTGCAGGCATTGCAACAGACGAGAGCAGGTATTTTTGACCAGTTGGAAAACTGCCAGCATACTTTGCCCGAGCATATCGCCATCTCATCGGAAACCAGTGCAACTCTTATTCATCGGGTTACACCAGAGAAAAAGAAGAAATGAACAGTGAGGCGTTGTGTGGCATACAACGCCTTCTTCCATCATTTCTCGTCAGCCATGACAAAAATATAACCGCTGGCTCTTTCATTTTTCTCCTGCTTCCAGCCCCTCTCTACCTGGAAGCATCAGGGACGTGATGGCGTAAAGATAAATTGTCTCTTCACTCCCTGACGGGGACTATTCTTTTCAAATCTCCATTTCGCCATGGCCTTCACCACTTCATCACGAAACAAATTATGAGGCTCTGAGCGGAGAAAAACGATCCGTGTCACAGTCCCGTCAGCACCAATATCGAACTTAACCTCAACCAGCCCCTTGATATAATTTGCTGCAGCATATTCCGGATATCGTGGATACACCGTCACTAATTGCCGGGGCTCATCAGCTTTTTGCTGCGAGCATCCCACTGCCAGGGCAGATAACAGAAAAAGTAGTGAAAGGCGTCTTTTCATTTTTATTCCTACGGGTCTTATTCTGACAATATATCCTGTGTTCCAGACTGCCACATCACCACATCCTGTGCCATTATCTGACTCACATTACATACATCGCATCAGGATACAGTAGTAGCACTTTCTGTAATACAGCTTCCGGTTTCTTCCACCATCGCACCGGACTGGCGAGCATGAGGGACAAACCCGCGAACCATAAACGCGGTAAAAACCCGGTGTGCATCGTTTTTGATTATTCCCGCACACTCGCGCAGAAGGAGTTCCCCGTCGGGCTACGGTCTCTGTTAATACGGGAATACGGCGACGATACAGCGCATGATATGTCAGGCTTGAATACCTTTATCCGTTAAAAGGGATATCAGTTAAGTTATCCCGTGTAGGGTATAAGCCATTGTCGAGACCACTCATTGAATGGTCTCTGCAATAACCGATGTCTTTCCATCAGTCCGCCACCACAAAGAATCTTTTTTGCCATAAGGCAGGAGGTTCATCTTTCAGTGGCTGCCAGTGTTATTTCCCCACTTACTGGCTTGGGTTGTTTCGCTGTACTGCCGTAACTGGTTTCCCAGAATAAATTCTGGTTTCATTATCAAGCCCACCCGTAGATAGGCTTTGTAATGGCTACTTCTTCAGAA